GAGATGGAAGGACGCTCCAGATACCGAATAATCTCAAGTGGAAGATAAAGAATTATGAAAATACCGACTGTAAGTATGAAGAAATAAGATAACACCCTCTCCCTAGAGTAAAGAAGAATCTAAAAATGGAAAAAGAGCTTTGTGTATGAAGAAAGAAAAAACAGAACAACAACTAAAAGAGAAGTGGCGTAAAAAATGTGTTGACATCGCGAAAAAAATAGCAAGAAAAAGAGCAAACTTTATATGCGAACACTGTGGCATAGGAGAGCCAGTACGAATGACTCACGGAAGCCACATTTATTCCGAAGGTTTTAATACAAGTATGTCAGCCGATACAGACAATATCCTATGTCTCTGCTGGCTCTGTCATCTCGGAGGGTTAAAGACGGTGCGAACAAACCGTTTTAGTTGGCACGGAACTCCAAAAGAAGCGAGTGATTGGTTCGAACAAAAATTTCCAAAGAGAGCAAGAATGCTAAAAATAAGGAGCCGTAAAACAGTCGTCTGCACTCTCCAAATGTGGAAGAATAAGTATGAAGAATTAAAAAAAGAGTATGAATGAACAACAATTCCAAGCGATAAAGGAAAAGCAGAGAGGATACCATTCCGACGCACCCAAGGGTGTTATTTGCGAGTGTGTCCACTGCGGGGATAGGTGGGGAGCGGGAGCTTCGGGGAAGTGCGCTCTTACCTGTAAAAACTGCGGGACAAAGGAAGGGAGAGCGAAGATAGACGAAGAGAATAAAAAAATTCTTTCAGGACGCACAAAGAAATGACAGAGCATAAACCAAAACCTCTCTCCTACTATTCCCAGAAAATCCAAGAATACAAAGAACTCCCCCACTTCCTCTCAGAACTTCTCCTCGAAATGAGTACCGACTACGGAATGGTTACTCAAAAAAAGATAGAGAGTGAAATCAAAAAAGCAAAGTTCTGGATGGAGAACAAAGACCTTGGATCGGAGAAGCCAGTAAGCGATAAAATGTTGGAGGCAATGTATTTGATGGTAGATGGAGGAGAGTCAAATAGAATCAAGCTTTACCTCAAAGCGATTGAGCGTCTTATGTCCGCAATTAAGAGTCACTTGAGAATACTTGAGACTGAATCACGAAATCAACTATGAAAATACCGAAAGAATACACTGAACAAGAAATAAAAGCCTATGAGCGAGGATGGATCGAGTCGAGGCAGTCAATCTATAGCGAGAATGGAGTAAAAGGAGGACGGAACCGATGGGAAGGAGTGTCCCTCGAGGATCGTGTGAAGTACGCCAAGATGCTTGTAGAGGCAAGGAAGGTAAAGAGGCTTGATTCAGCCATTCCGTAAAACACTTGACAAGACTGCTGTGTGGGTGTATACTGGAGACATAAAGGGTGGAGCACAAAGGGAGGGTGCTTCACCAAGTCCCCCGAGAGAGCCGTAAAGTCGGCAGTGCCTCGCAAGCACAGCTCGGAGGGCGCTAGAGAGGCGGGAGATTCCTTCCCCTCTAGCGCGAACCGCAGAGCCATATTATGTGCTCTTCAGCCTAGTAGCCGCAAAGTGGTGTCTAGTATCGGGGGTCGGGGTGTTATCACTGCGCCCCCGATACGAGCGAAGTAGTTAATCATTATCGACTGCTGACGGGTGGGTAGTCTCACATTATGCGTATCACGCAATGGGGGAAGAAGCTCAAGGCACGGGTCGCCGAGTATATGACCCGACCGAGGATGATTATTCGTGCGCGAAGCTTTTATAGTCGAGCTGATCTGAAGCTCTATATGCGAAAGCGAATCGCGCTCGCCGTCTTCGTGGGAATAGTAGACCTGTACGTGTGGTCGACAGTGATCATCCAATCGATTCCGATGGTAGAGCACGCGATGGCTGGAGAGAGTTATGTAATTATCCGCGAGGATTCAGAGGGCGACGGATCAAGCCCGTCAACCAATCCCGAAGAGTCTAACGGCGAGACGGTCAAGGCTGTCTCGGAGAATCCAAAGAGCGAGGAGGGGCAGGCACCATCACAGGTACAGCCGCCCTCCTCAATCGAGGCTAAGATTATGAAGGCTTGGGAGGGAACGGGCGAAGGACATATCGCCGTCGCCATAGCAAAGAGCGAATCAGGCTTGAGACCCGACGCAAAGGGAGACATTCCAATTCAGTACATGCATGAAGGGAAGCTCATCGGACACTCTTGCGGGATTTTCCAAATTCGTGTGCTTCCTTCTAGACCAAACTGTGAGGAACTGAAAGACATAGACACCAATATACGTTTTGCTAGAAAACTATACGATTCGTCTGGATTTCATCCTTGGAGCAATTACAAAAATGGTAGGTACTTGCAGTATATGAAATAGTCCCGTATAATTATGGTGTACTAACTCCACATGTATGCCATATAAAGACAAGGAGAAGAAGATTGCACATGACAAGGAATATCGTAAAAATAATAGAGAGAAGTTTAGAATTAGTAGGATGAAGAGTTACTATAAGCACAGAGAGAAAGAGATAAAAAGACAATCAGACTATATAAAGAAGAATCCGTATATTGCTATGAAGTGCAGGATGAACTATGAGAAAAATCATCCAGAAAAAATTATAGCAAGAACAATAAAAAGAAGGTCAATGCTAAAAGGTTTGAAGTGTGACGATAGCAAAAAATTAGAGAATTGGCTTAAGAAACAAGAAAGAAAGTGCCATTATTGCGGAGTTGATGAGAAAACGGCGTCACTAAGCAACTACAACAACAGAATCGGTAGCATGCTACAAATTGATAGAGTAAATCCAGAAGGAGGATACGTGATTGGAAATATAGTTCTAGCCTGTCCAGTGTGTAACTATATAAAGGGTAGGTGGTTTGATGAGAAAACGATGGTAGAAATAGGAGAAAAGTATGTACGGACTCTTTATAAAATGTGATACTTCCTGGACGACCGGACTGCGAGACACTCAAGAATGTTGACACCAACATTGACTACGCGCGTAAACTCTATGACCGATCTGGATTCTACCCCTGGAGCAATTTCAAGAATAATGCCTACCTCAAGTTTTTGTGAAACTATGACCACATTCATCATTGACCTCGCCATCAAGCACCCGAGAATCTACGCGCTCACCGCGCCCCTATTGAACGCCCTCGACAGCATGATAAGGAGGCTACAGTGCGCGAAGAGAGGGCATAGATACGGGAGAACCACCTGCATCAATTGCGGGAGAAGTATATAAAAGTCGCTATTATGAAAGATTGCAAAAAAAAAGGACAAATAAAAGGAGAATTAGAAGTAGAAGGGAACCTTGTCCTTACTGGTGATTTAATTGTTGAAAAATGGATAAGCGTAACTGGGCATATTGATTGTTCTGGTTACTCCATCGAGGCTGGTGACTCCATCAAGGCTGGTGACTCCATCAAGGCCGGTGACTACATCGAGGCTGGTGACTACATCAATGCCGGTTACTACATCAAGGCTGGTGGCTCCATTTATGCTGGTTACTCCATCGAGGCTGGTTACTCCATCGAGGCTGGTTACTCCATACTTGCTCGACTCTTTGTAAATGCAAAAACAACTATTTCAGCGGGAATATATGTTTACGCTGGACTGGTAACGTGGAGAAAACGTGAAGCAGAAGATATGGTGATTGAATGTTCAAAACTTCTGAATGGAGAAGTATCTCTTGGAATTTTGAGAGAGACAGGAAGAGGGACAGGATTTGAGAACTCTAAATCCTCTTTAGAATCTCTCCTTGATGATGTTGAGTCACGGTGTGAGGAGATGACGATGAAGGCGGCAATTGACTCGAGAAGTGATGCTGGAGCTTGGCATACTATCGGCTACAACGCCCACTGTCGAGAAATCAAGGAGTTTATAGCATCTAATCGAAAATTACTATGAAAGACGAAGACAACATAACCCTCATAGAACAAGAGAAGCGACAGTTTGAAGCAATGAGGAAATACTCGGAGAAACCGAAATACAAGATGCCGGATACCATTATAGAACGCGCAAAAAGGTGGCTCAGAGACGTCTTCTTTGATACCTGCGAGTGTGGTGGCACTTATTACGATTGGAGCTCTAAAAAGAGCGTGTGCGACAAGTGCGGAAGAGTAAAATAGTAGAAGGGAGTTTCATTCACGATAAAACTATGAAATACACCGTAGCGCTAGTATTCGGGATTATCGTCTTCATCTCTGCGCTTATCGTTGGCTTAAGAATAGGAAATACTATTGATAATGGAAGCGACGAGAAACAAGAACTCATACCATATCCTGATTTCGAGACGGTACTGACTCAACCCTACTGCAAAGGAATGGCGGACGTGAATCTAGCAGAAGAATGGAACAAGAAGTGTGCTAAGCTCCTCCGAGAGAGACACTGCTCACTCGAACCAGACATCGTGGATAGCCTAATCGCTCAAGCCGATAGAAACATCCAGATGTGCGAGAGATAATACCGAGACAACTTGTCAACATCAAAAAAACACTGTACTATACAAGCATAGGCAGTGTTTTTCATACAAACAAAAGGCTTAAATAAAGCAAAAGAAAGTATTTGATACACTATGGCAGGCGTAGCGCTAAATGATCGAGCACTCGGAGCACGAGTACGAAGACTCACTCTCAAAGAGATTGAAAAAATTCTCCTTGGAGATGACGATTCATACAAAAAAGAAATAATTATGAAACTGGCTCCGAGCATCCTTCCGCGAATCAATGAGCACTCCGGCGAGAATGGCGAAGCAATCAAAGTGACAATAGAAGTTGCAGAATCGATAGCAACCAAAAATGAAATTGCATAGCGCACAAGACGAAGTAGCGAGAGATACTCATAGGTTCCGCGTCCTCTGTTGTGGAAGGCGATGGGGAAAGACGACGCTTGCAGTCGAAGAGATCAAAGGAGTAGCACTTTCCAAAGATGCACGCATTGCGTATATTGCTCCGACTTTTCAGCAAGCACGCGACATCGCTTGGCAGATGCTCATCAAAGAACTAAAGCCAATAACCAAGAAAGTGAACGAGAGCAGGCTTGAATTGGAAGTGGTAAATCTAAAAGGAGGAACAAGTTCGATAGCACTGAGAGGATGGGAAGCCATAGAGACTCTTAGAGGACAATTCTTTGATTTCATCGTTATAGACGAAGTCGCCTCAATGAGAAACTTCAATGTTTACTGGCACGAAGTAGTACGCCCAACGCTTACAGATACCAAGGGGCAGGTGATGTTCATATCAACACCGAAAGGATTCAATCACTTCTACGACCTTTTCAATACAAAGGACGAGGACTACAATAGTTTCCACTACACAAGCTATGACAACCCATTCATCCCAAAGGAGGAAATCGACAAAGCTTCGAGGGAAATCCCAGAGGATAGATTCGCCCAAGAGTACCTCGCCGACTTCAGAAAGACTGAGGGATTGGTTTATAAGGAATTTGATAGATCGAGGCACATCACTGAAAAATTCCCTGAAGCGTTTTCTGACACGATATTAGGCGCTGACTTCGGATATACAAACCCAAGCGCAATCATACCCATTAAGGTTGACTCGGATAATCACTACTGGATACGAGAAGAGTTTTACAAGACACACCAAACAACCGAACAGATAGGAGAACAGGGACTTCTTTACAAGGCAACAAAGCACTACCCTGATCCAGCCGAGCCTGATAGGATAGAGATACTTCGTAAGATGGGATGGAACTGCCGCGAAGTCTCGAAGGATATTGTGTCTGGAGTTGATAGAGTGAGAGAGCTATTCAAACAAAACAGAGTACACATTCATCCTGATTGCAAGAATCTCATCCACGAACTGGAAACTTACCGATACCCTGATAAAAAACCAGACAAGAACGAGGAAGAAAAGCCAGTGAAGGAAAACGACCACGCCCTCGATGCTCTCCGGTATGCTCTGTATATGACGACACCAGTCAGTGAGACAATAAAAGACCCGATATTTGAAGCCTATGGTACACATTTCGAAAACTAAGACAACGCGTAAACCAAGACCAATCCAATAATATGGAAGAGACAGCTTCAAACTCTACACTTGAAGTTGACGAAAAAAAGATAATTGAGACTCTCTTCAATGAGAGAGATGTCTACCAGAAGGCTACCGAACAGCAACGGTCGGATATCAATGACATCTATCAGGCATATGTTGGCGAGATAAGCGATGCGAAAGACAAAAGCAAATCACAAGAAAAAATAACGAAACTCCGAACTGAAACGAACTACATCGTCCCGTCTGTTTTCAGCGGAAACCCGGAACTTGAAGTCGAAGGTGTTGGGGAAGAAGACGCAGACATTGCGCGCGTCGCTCAAGATATTGTCAACCACCGAATCAACACCATACCGCAAGCCTACGAAAAGATAGAATCGTGGGTGAAACAGTCCGTTGTCTTCGGCACATCTCTCCTCAACGTGGTGTGGAGGTTTGAAAAAAAAGAAACAGAGCCTGGACAATTCACGGTTTCGCAAGATGAGCCTGACTTCCAAGTACCAAACATTCTTGATTGTTTTTACAATCCCATCATCCCAGATGTCGAAAATCAGAATTCAATCATCACAAGATCGGTTCTTTCTATCAGTGAGGCAAAGTCGAATCCAGCATATAACTTCACGGATAAACTCGGAGTCTTGAACAGGGAAAAGATTGAATCGAAGGGGAATGCTAACGCAGACACGTACAACTCTTCAAGGCAGGTACAGAATGACCGCATTGATCTCCAGAAAGCTTCTACAGACACAATAGAGGTATACGAGAGAATTACTGCTGATCGAATCGAGACGGTAGCCGACGGCAAAGAACGGCTTCTTTTGAGAGACATAGCCAATCCCTACGGTAAGATTTGCATTGTGAAGCTCACCCACGAGCCGAGCGCCATCCCGAACCGCTTTGATGGGTATGGAGTCGGACACAACACACTCGGACTCGGGAAGCTCATTCAAAAACTCTCCAACAGACTCATCGACAATGTGAACCTTGCGAACACTCCTTCGTTTATGATTCGCAAATCAGCGAACATCGACAAAAAACAGCTCGTAGTTAAACCAGGGAGTGGAATTGAGGTAGACGCAGACGGTCCACTCCGAGACGCTATTGCGCAGGTAGAGGTTGCCGATATCACAAGTGGCGGACTGAATCTTCTCGGGAGGTTTGATGATGAGCACAAGCGAGCGACAGGCGCTAACGACCTTATACAAGGAGCCGCGTCGAATAAGACTCTTGGACAAGACCAGATTGCCTCAACCTATTCGTCGAACAGATTTGAACTCATCAACCGAAGATTCAAGCAAGCACTCGCCGACGTTGGGAGGCACATCATCGAAATGGAGATTAAAAACATCCAGAGTATAGATGCTCCCATTCTGAAGATATTCCCAATGGAGGCGGAAGTTGATGCAGGAAGAATAAAATATTCAAGAGGGACGGTGTACCAAATGCTCATAGCCGCCAGAGAATCCGGAGAACTGCATTTCCATATTCGCGTAAAAGGAGAGACCAACGTCTCACAGAATAAGGACAGAATGATGGAGCAGTTTAGAGAATGGTACCAAGTCTTTGGTTCTATACTTCCCCCAGAAAATCAACTAAAAGCCGCCAAGAAGTGGCTCGAGTTGAGAGGAATCGACGGAGCCGATGACCTCGTTCCGGAACCGAGTGAAATGATGCCACAAGAACAAGCTCTGCCACAGCCACCAATGGGACAACCGATGCCGAATCTATGACACTCAAAGACAAACTAATGCTCCTCTCTGAAGTAAAGGGGCAAATAGAGAGCGAAGCGTTCCAGACTTTTATCGTGAAGCCGATGTGGGACGAAATGGACAAACTTAAGGTTGCGTATGATTGTGAGTCACTCCGAGAGCTTTCAACTATCAAAGGAAAAAAACAGGGATTGCAGTTTCTCATAGGCATCCTCAAAGGAATTGATTTGGAGATAAAAAACACACGATACGAGTTGGAAAATTCTGAAGAGGGGCGTTAGCCCTTCCACAGAGCAGTCCAGGTCGAGACACCGCTCCCTATGTGATTTTAATTTTGGCACATAGACAAAATCTTATTGAACTATGGATAATATCAACAACGAAACACCCGTAGGGAGCGACGGCGCTACGTCCTCTCCGGATACTGCTTCAGTAGATACCCAGCCTGTAGAATCTCCTGATACCGTTAGCGACGGAGACGGAGTGGAAGCAGGACAAGCAACCTCCCCGTGGGATAATGACCCGAAATTCAAAGGGAAGGGACCGGAAGACATCTACAAGGCGTATAAGGAGGCTGAAAAGCTCACCGGGCATTTGAGTCAAAAAGCTCAAGTCGCTAACCTTATAGAAGAAAAGTACGGACTCTCCCCCGAACAATTGAAAGCTCAGATAGAGCAAATGGAAGCTCGAGACAGACAGGCTCGGTATGCCAACAATCCGCTTGCACCGCTCGCGGATGAAGTGGCATCACTGAAGACAACGATTGCGCGACAAGAGCAAGAAAAAGCTCACAATGCCGTGAAATCCGAGCTGGAGACTTTCGTCAAGAGCAACCAAGCATTCGAACCGTTCAAGGACAAAATCCTCAAACTCGCCCTCACCCCAGGTATCGGGTACGACCCTGATACTGGAGAAGAAGTCCCGTTTGATACATTAGCCCAAGAATACTTCGGAGATGCTCGCGCTCAAGGGCAAAGGGACGCTTACAAGAAGATTGAAACGAAGGAAATGACACAAGCAACAGGTGTCAGCAGGGGCGCTCCGAAATCCAAGTTGACACTTGACGATTTGCGGAAGATGACGGTGGCGGAGCAAGAAGCCGTCCTCCCACACGCAAGCTCGTAGTTTGTTAAAAATTTATGGGAGATGTATTGACATCGACCACTCAACTGACCCAGGAAATGCAGATTCATTATGATTCCGTGTTCTTGGAGACAGCTGATTTGATTCGAAAGTACAATATCCTTGCCACGAAGAAGACCATTCCGAAAAACGGCGGTGTGTATGTGCAATTCGTTCGCACAACGCACTTCCCGGTGGTTACGTCGGCTCTGACGGAAGGTACCAATCCTACAGCGGTTGGATTCTCGTCTGCCAACGTGACGGCTCAAGTTGCCGAATGGGGTTACAGCACCAAGATTTCTTCACTCTTCGCACTGTCCACGATTGATTCTGGACTCAAGGAGAAAGTGAAGGAACTCGGGTATCACGCTGGACTCACGCTCGACACAGAGCTTCGGAGGGTTATTCTTGCAGGCTCAAGCACACAGTACGCTGGTGGAAAAACCAACATTACTGATGTGAACTCAACCGACACCTTCTCGGCAACGGAACTCCGCAAGGGTTTCAAGACGCTCTTCGAGAACGCCGCGCAGCCTTTCGAAAATGGTCTCTACCGCGCTGTTATTACCCCTATGGGTCAATATCAGCTTCAGGGAGACACCACGACCGGAAACTGGGTGAACGCGAACATTTACAACGACGGTAGCAATGCCGAACTTGTGAAGAAGGGTGTCCTCGGACGCTTGATGGGATTTGACATTGTTCCCACGAACAATGGCTACTCCGCGGCTGACGTTGGCGCGGGTGCTTCTACCACAGGCTACCGAGAGGTGCTTGCAGGAAAGAACGCCGTCGCTGAGGTTGATATAGCCGGGCAGGGTGGAGACTACATCATCCACAAGGTTTCAGGATCGCAGGATACTTCCAATCCGCTCAATATGTATCATATGTTGTCGTGGAAAGTGGACTCGTATGCCGCGGTTGTCTTGAATTCCAACTGGATTATCAAGGTGATCCATCAGTAGGATAGTTTCGGGCGGGAACTCTTAACCCGCCTGAAATAGAGGAAGCTATCCTATCTAATAAACTCTATTAAATTCTACGTATGAAAAAAGAAAAAAAACTTCTGCCATTAGGTGATAGAGCTATCATTAAGGTGGAGCTAAAGACCATAAAGCCGAAAGACCAACCAGAATACACCGATCTTTCAAGAGAAGCGAAAGTATTGGAAGTCGGAGAAGGAGAGTTCTCTAACTCCATCAAAAAAGGATCAACCGTCTATTACAATCCAAGAGGGTGCATCAACATAGACGTGGAAAAGACAAAGACACACGTTGTTCTTGTTGTTGATTCTTGCGACATCTATGCGCAGTACGAATAGGCGTTTTGAGAACTGTATCAAGAAGTACGGGTTCAAGATTCGAAAGGTAGCTTTTCGTCCAGACATCCGATCTGTACAGTTCCAAAACAAGCATCTCTTCACCATCCCAACGATAATCTACGACCACAAGACGCATAGACACATTGATATGTCTGGGATACAACACCCGGACTATTATGCTTTGGAGTCACAGGCAGTCGCTTGGAACATCAAAGTGAAACGGTCACCGTTCCTTGAAGAGGATTGGCAACTAGAAAGGGAACAAGACTATGCAATCTAAACTGTCCTGTCTCGCTCTTACGAATGACTGGGGTCGCCCAGGATGTGACGGAAAATATGGCGGTATCGGGTGGTATAGGACGATCAACCCACTCGAAAAGATAGGCTGCCGTGTAATCCGTGGTGAGTACCGAATAGGAATGGGTCCCGACGCTCTCAAGATGAAACAGATGGGCGATGTTTGGTTTCTGAAGCCAATGGGGGACGTTAACGCGGTACTCCTTACACAGGCGGCGTCAAAATTCACAGGAGCGAAGATAATCCTCGACATAGATGATCACCCTTTCGCAGTAGACAAGGAACACCCCGAATACGAGTACCACAAAGCACACGAAGAGCTGATGAGACTCCAGATTGAGAACTCCGACCATATAGTTGTTTCAACCGAACCGCTCAAAGAAGTCCTCTCAAAGTATCACCAACGAATCACCGTTATTCCGAACGCCATCGATAGGACAATATGGAGACTAACCCCTAAATACCGTCCGGGCGGGTCGAAGAAAAGAAAAGACGGGAGAATACGGATTGGATGGGTAGGGTCGGCTTCTCACTTGGCGGATAGATGGGTTATCGAGGAAGCAATCAAGGCAATAATGGGGAAATACTCACAGGTAGATTTCTATCACGCGGGTATGTGCCTCTTGGATGGCTCGGAAAATAGGGAGTTTTCTTTCGCGGGAACAAAAGGGTACGAAGAATATCCGTTATTCCTCAACCATCTCGACCTTGATATAGCTATCGCCCCCATAAAAGACACTGAGTTCAACCGCTGTAAGTCGAATATCAAGTGGCTGGAGCATTCAATGCTCAAGACTCCGATGGTTCTATCAGATGTCTACCCGTATTCAACGACCGTCACTCACGGAGTTGATGGCTTTCTCGCTAAAACTACTGAAGACTGGGTGAAATACCTCTCGGAACTCATAGAATCGAAAGAACTTCGCTGGAAAATTGGGCAGGAAGCCTACGCGAAGGTCACAAGTGACTGGATCATCGAAAAACAGCTCCCGAAGTATGAAAAAGTGATAAGAGATCATATGCCTAAGAATATAACCGTCTTCACTGCTATTGTTGGAGACTATGACGCGCTTAATGACAACCAATCTACAGATGGCGCTGACTTTGTAGCGTTCACTGAGAAGAAAAGCTCTGTATGGACGACACAACCACCCTATGACAAGTTCAAAGACAGCACCCGAAACTCAAGAATACAGAAGATTATGCCCCATATGTACTTCGACACCGAGTACAGTATCTATATGGATGGAAACTTCGAGCTTACTGTCCCGCCGGAGCAAGTGATAGACGAATTTCTCACGAAAACGGGCAAGGACATAGCGGTATTCCGTCACGGAGGACGGACGGACATCTATCAAGAAGCGGAAGCTATCGTCGGATATGGGAAGGACACCCGAGAAGCCGTATCAGAACAGATGAAAGCCTACGCTAAACAGGGAATTAAAAAGGATCACGGACTAAATTCGTGCGGGATAATCGTAAGAAAACACACGAAGCGTATCAACGACCTCAACGAGAAGTGGTGGGCGGAGTATTGTCGTTATTCCAAGAGAGACCAGATGAGTTTTAATAAAGTATTCTCCGCTGACGAGGTTCATTCAATCGAGTGGGATGTACCGAAGGGAACAGTATTCCAATACAATCATCCATACTTTAAGTATCTAGGACAACACAAATGAAAGTATCACTCATAAATTACGAGGAAAACTTCAACATCAACGGCATTCTCTCGAAGTATGCCTATAAAATGGCGGAAGAACTGAAGAGGCTCGGGGTCGATGTTCGCGTGGTATCAACGCCAGACAGCGCAGCCGACATCAATCACCACATCAACTACTTCTCCTACAGGAAAAGCGGTGTGATTGATACGCTTCAAGTGACGCACATCACCAACCAACAAAAACTGGAACGAGTAAGAGAAGGGCTCCAGACTGCCTTCGGGGTGTGCTTTTCCAAGGAAACGGAAGACTATCTCCGAAAAGAAGGTATGGAGAATCTTACAACGATACTCCCCGCTCACGATGGCTATCCGAGGAAAATCAAAAGCGTTCTCATCTCAACGAACGTCTACCCGGACGGGTGTAAGAGAGAGCAAATGTTCTACGAACTCCTTAAAAATATCGACTGTCGAAAATTCAATTTTTATGTGATGGGGAAAGGATGGAATTTCGAAGGGATCAATGCAAATATTCAGTATCTCGATCACTTCGAAAAAGACGACTACGCACAACTTCTCCTTATGTGCGACTACAACCTGTACTTCGGGGAGGACGAAGGTTCGATGGGGGTGCTCGACGCTAAACAGTCAGGATTGCAAATAATCGCCCCCAACACGGGCTTTCACAGGGAGATAGGTATCGACTACCCATTCCACACTCAAGAAGAGCTACAGGGCATTTTTGAGCGTCTACAGGCGAATCCTGTAGAGGACTGGACGTGGGCTAAGTACGCGCTAGAACACAAAACTCTATGGGAAAAATTAAAAAAGTAGCTCTTGTCAGTGGAATATCAGGGCAGTTATTGACCATTGACACCTGTTAAGATAGAATACTCATAGGTAACCATTAACAAATACCTATGAAGAAGCTGGTGTTAGAAGATAAAAACTGTGTAACCTGTGGCCTGTTGTTTGGTAGAGAATCATGCAAGAGCGTGGCAGATTATAAAGTTAAAAAATACTGCTCTAGGACATGTTATTGGAAAAATAATAGCGGCGTAAATCACTACTATTGGAAGGGGGGATTCAAGACTAGACCGGATGGATATATCAGAGATAGCAAGACTGATAGGTATGTACACAGGATAGTGATGGAGGAGCATCTGGGAAGAGAGTTGCAAAGCTCAGAACACATTCATCATATAGATGGTAATCCAAAAAATAACTTGATTGATAATCTTCTACTAGTTAGTAATAGCCAACATGGAAAGATTGAAAACGAATATGCTAAAAGAGATGAAAAGGGTAGGTACACAAAAGAAGAGGGCGTTAGTGAGCGGCTGTAGCGGACAAGATGGGAGTTACCTTGCAGAGTTTCTCCTTTCCAAGGGGTATGAGGTGCACGGACTTGTACGTCGTTCGTCAACCTATCCGGCAGGGAATGAGCGAATCGAACATCTTCGAGGGAAGATTCAGTTCCACTACGCCGATATGACCGATCCGTTCTCTCTCCTCTGGGCGATCAAGAAAAGCAACCCGACAGAAATCTATAACCTTGCGGCAATGAGCCACGTTCAGGTAAGCTGGGAAACGCCATACTATACTGCTCAAACAACGGGGGTCGGTGTTCTCAACTTTCTTGAAGCTATGAGAGTTCTCAACTGTAAGGCGAAGTTCTACCAAGCCTCTACAAGTGAAATGTACCGAGGCGACGGCACAATCATTGACGAGAAGACTCCATTCGACCCGATAAGCCCCTATGGTTCGGCGAAGATGTATGCTCACAACATCTGCAAGAACTACCGAGAGGCATTCGGGATGTTCATTTCCTGCGGAATTCTTTTCAACCACGAAAGCCCAAGAAGGGGAAAGAACTTTGTTACGAAGAAGATTATCGACGAAGCGAAGGCTCACGGGAAGGTACGACTGGGGAATACAGACTCCGCGAGAGATTGGGGGTACGCGAAAAATTATGTCGAAGCTATGTGGCTTATGCTCCAACAGAAGAAGCCCGACGATTATGTTATAGCTACAGGAGAGACGCATACTATCAAGGACTTCATCGGCTACGTTGAAAAAGAACTCGGAAAAAAGATAAAAGTTATTATCGACAAGGAATACAAACGACCGAACGATGTCCATTGTCTCCGAGGAAATCCGGCAAAGGCAAAGAAGGTGCTCAAGTGGGAACCGAAAGTCAAAGTAAAAGAACTTGTGAAAATAATGTGTAAATAATGTGTAAATAAACTCTATGAAAGCAGTAAAATGTAGGATGTGCGGAAGCGGAAATCTCAAGCAGTGGCTTGATTTGGGGCTTCATCCGCATTCCGATCGTTTCCACAAAGAGAAGGAGGCGGAGATGTTCTACCCTCTCGGGGTATCTGTCTGCGAGGACTGCGGGCTCAACCAGCTCACGTATATCGTCGCTAAGGAGGAGTTGTATCTCAAGGACTATCTCTATGAGTCGAGCATCACTAAAACAGCTGACTCCCATTGGAAAGAGTTTGCAGACACAGTGAGCGCGAAAGTAGGAAAGACTGGATTGGTTATTGATGTCGGAGGGAATGATGGGACATTGCTGACGAAGTTCCAGAATATCGGTTATTCGGTTTTGAATGTAGACCCAACACCGGAAGCGACACAGATTGCTATAGATCGAGGCGTACCTACTCGGCAAGAGTTTTTCGGAGCGTCAGAGTACCCAAAGGCAGAATTGATTGTTGGCGCGAACGTCTTCGCTCACATTGACGACCTTGATACGTTCATCGAGAGAGTAAAAGATACGCTAGAAGAAGATGGCGTATTCGTTTTTGAGTCTCCCTACTTTGGGGAATTCTTGAAAGGACTGGAGTATTCGACAGTGTATCACCAACACCTTTCATACTTGAGCCTGAAGCCAGTTGTAAAGTTTCTTGCCAAACATGGACTAGAGGTTTTTGACGTGGAACAGCATGAGTTACACGGAGGAGGATTTCGAGTCTACATAGCAAGAAATGGACAACGGGAAGTAACTACTGCTGTACACGTTATGTTGACAAACGAGAATTGGGAAATGCGCGATCTAGAGCATTTTGCTGAAGAGGTAGCAGAACAAAGAAAAGAGGTGTTGTCTATTGCTCTAGATATAAAAATGAGAGGAGGGACAATTGCAGTTGTATCCACACCAGCTAAAGGAAACACATTCTTAAATTACACAAAGATTGGTGATTTCATTGACTTCGCTACCGATAAATCTAAGCTCAAACAAGGTCGTTTCCTTCCAGGAACAGGTATCGAGGTATTCCCTGACTCTGAACTGGTAAAGCGTCAACCAACACACGTCATACTCCTTGCCTGGAACTTTGCACACGAAATTATACAGAACAACCCAGATTACAAAGGCACATGGATAATCCCGGAGCGTAAAATCAGCATCATCAATGGGATATAAAAGTAAAATTTATAAGAGCGGTTTCCAAAAAGGATATACCCCTTGGAATAAAGGGAGGAAGGTTGTCTTCTCTGAAGAACATCTGGCACTAAAGCACATAAATTACTTAAAACTCTATGAAAACATTTGAAGACGAAAGAGGTATCATCGAAGACCTCAAAGTAGGGAAAGACTGGAGTGTCACGTACATTTCCTTTAAGAAAGGAGCTGTGAGAGGGAATCACTATCACAAGCAAACAAAACAGACTGACATAATTCTCTCCGGTTCTTTCGAGTGCTTCTCGGGAAATAAAATGGTGGAGATGGAGGCTGGCGGTCAGATCACGCACGAAGCGAACATTCCACACGCGTACAGGGCGATTGCAGATGGAGAAATGGTTTCCGTCTGTCACGGCGTAAGAATTGGTGAGAACTACGAAGACGACACATTCAAGCTTGAGAAGAAACTTGTATGATTCTCTCGAAACCATCCATCACAGACCTTGAGCGACGATATGTCGAAAAAGCAATGGACGCTTCGGATATTGGCGTTGGGCAGTTCATTGGGCAATTTGAGGAACTCTGGGCGCAGAAGAACAAGAAGAAATACGGGGTCTCGTGCAACAGCGGTACGAACGCCATCTATCTTGCTTTGAAGGCGCTCGGTGTCGGTCCCGGCGACGAAGTGATTGTCCCGGAGTATACTATGATAGCTACCGCGTGGGCGGTCTCCTACACTGGAGCAACACCAGTATTTGCAGACTGTGGGGATGATTTACTGATAGACAAGTTTCCTTTTTCAGGGAAGACAAAAGCTGTTATTTTTGTCCCGATTTACGGAAGGAAAATCCACTCATCTTATTATGTTGCAGCTAGGCTCGCAGATATTGCCATCATCGAAGATATGGCAGAAGCGCACGGTATCGAACCACGAGGAGACATTGCTTGCTATTCATTCTATGGAAATAAAATACTCACGACCGGAGAAGGTGGAATGTGCCTTACAAACAACAAGGAGTGGGCGGACGAAATGAGAAGCCTCGCCAATATGTACTTCGACGAAGGGCGAACGATGATACATCCGAAAAGGGGGCATAACTTCCGAATGACAAACTTACAGGCGGCAGTCGGGGTGGCGCAGGTGATGAGATGTGACGAGATTCTTGAGAAGCGCGCAAAGATTCAAGAATGGTACGACGAGAATCTTCCCGAAGCTCTAAAAATGCCCCGTAGAGACGTGCTTTGGATGTACGACATAAAAGTACCCGACAATGTAAAATGGAAGGCTGAAATCGAAAGAATAGGGATACCAACTCGGTACGGATTCAAGCCTATGAGTATGCAACCGATGTATCTTGGAGAGTACGAACATCTGAACGCTTATAGGTGGTCGAAGCGTATCCTGTATTTGCCAACGTATACAGACTTAACCGAAAAAGAAATAAAAGAAATATGCCAGAAAATATCATATTTAGAAGTAAAGTAGAGCCTGAAATCGCTGAGGTTCCAAGAGAAATCCCCGAAGACACGGGGACTCCTCTTTCGCCGAACACAAACGGATTGAAGGACGTTTCAGATGAGAAAGAAATGGAGAAACTCGCTATTTGGGAAGGTGAAAAAGGGAAAAGATACATCAATGAGTATTTCAACACGCATAATGTCTCTCACGAGTTCACAGTAAAAATGCCTACTTCTGAAATAGACAAATACGTTAAGGCTGAAATGGAAGAGCGTGGAATGGAAAAGACAACAAAGAATTATCGCGACGTCCTCAACGAAATCGAAAGGGAAATAGGGTCGGAGAAACTCCAATTATTGAAAAGGTTCTCCAAACTTACTGGGTATATTCGAGCTATGAACAAGTTGAAGGCGGCAAAAGCCTTAAGACAAAAATACATCGAGAGTACAAACCCCCCGGCGTTTTCGTAGAGTTTACGTCGGGGAATTTGTGTTCTTGACGGACTCTTGTTTTTTCTTCTATAATATAAGAAACAAACTCTACTTTTATAAGTGGGGTTTTTGTCTTTTTATGGGATTGAGGGACTTTCTCAACAAACCAGCCCCACAATGGGCGCAGAGATTCGCTCAGGCTCTTCCTTCTACGCGTAATTTCGCAGGAGCACTCGAAAATACTCCGAAGGCGTCTGCTAATTTCAAGAATCCAATCGTTCGAGGTGCGGCGAACATCGCACTCGACTCAACTGTCAACATACCGTCTAACTTACTTCGTTCTTGGGGGAAAACTGTCGGAGGGTTCACAAATAATTCATCGGCGAGACAACAGATTGGGAATGTCGGAGAACTCGGACTCAACCTTGCTTCGTCAGTTCCTATCGGGAAGGCTGTCAGTGCTTTCAAAGGAGCAATGCAAGCCCCATCTCAAAGGGCGATAGCGAACGCAATTTCAGGGGGAGCAAAAACAGGATTCAAACTTGGTGCTGGATATGGAGCCGGATATGGAGCAACAGGAGCAATGCAAGAGAATCAAGGGAAGCTTGAGACGATAAAAAGAGCACTTGCAGGAGCCGGGCAAGGAGCATTGTTCGGTGGCGTTCTCGGGGGAGCCATCCCAGCGGCTGGATCATTCAGAACAACACTTAAGAACTCCATTCAGAACAGAACTCCCGGGCAGATATTCAACGAAAGAATCCCTGCTCATCTTATGGGAGGAAGAAAGATATTCAACGCGGAGAAACCTCTTCCGGAAGGGTATGTTCGAACAGGAAAAAGCAACTCTCCAGTAGCATACGAATTTGGAGGCGTACAAACAAGGGAAGTACCAGGAATGTATGCGCAAAGAAAACTCGCCGCTCAAGAGGTAGAACGAGGACGACTTTCCCCAACGCTCACAGATTGGAGGAAAGGACTTGGTGAAGCTATGCCAAGACCCGGGATGAGCATCAAAGCAGTTGCCGACCCTCTCCTCCAAGACGCGAGGGAATATAAGAGTGCAGAGGAGTTTGTGAAGGCACAAAAAGGGTTTTTTAGAGGGGAGACTTCTAAGGAATTTGGAAAGCACATAAAGTTAAACAAAGACGGCATACCCACAACTCTTGGGGGCAACCACGGTATCCCAACATCCAAAGATTTCTCTTATGTCAACAAGCGTTTTGTTGGGTCAAATGGAGAACTTGGTGTCTATATTCCGAAAGGCGATGTAAAAGTTTTGACAGATCCGGTGGAAATAGCGAGGCTAGCGGGTAAAAAAACAGCTTCGGATGTCTATCACAGCGGAAAAATCCCAGCCTTTGAACGTGGAATACTATACAAAAATGCTAAAAAAGCAGGATACGATGCTGTGGACTTGACCGAGACCGAAAAGATAGCCAGAGAAACCGCCCCGTCAAACGTCCACTATTTAGGGAATCCAGAGCAGGAAGTAAGGATTATCAATAAAGATGCTTTCAATCTCAAAACCAAATCCCAACTCACCGACATTTGGAAGAAAGCTCATAAAAAATAACCTATGACATTTGTTCCCCACACGCTCGCAGACTGTAAACAATCCCTCGCAGACAGACACGACAATGGTGTTGTTCCTACATCGTCGGCAATACTCGCAAAATATGTCCGACTCCTCAATAGAGGAGTTGACTATTGCGCGGACAAATTGAAGCTCACGAAGAAAACTACTCTTACGGTCGCTTCCGGCGTTGCCAATCTTCCCGATGACTTCTCCTTGATACGGTCGGTTTTCGTAGACACGCTCGAATACGCGAAGGTAGACCCCGAAGACGAGGCGCAACATATCGGATCGGTGTACTGGATAACAGGAAACCAGGTGGATGGATTCGTATTCAACACTCCGGAAGACGGTGACTACGTCGTGAACTATACGTTCAAGCCGTCTCCGCTGGTGAATAACACTGACATTTGTATCATTCCTGATATTGAAGCTCCAGTTGCCTACGCATACGCTATGCTTCGAAAGGGTGAGTCTGATCCATTCGAAGATGCCGAGACTTCTCTGGATGAGGTTGACGCAAGAATAGTGGAGATGTCGAGTACCGTCGATAATAATTCGGGCGATATCGGGTTTACACTGGACTATTGATATGGCAAAGAATATCGAAAACAAACAGTTTGATGACTTCGGGAAGGGGATCAATCTCTTCACGAGAGACACGATGCTCAAAGAAAATGAGTCGCCGTCGGCATACAACGTGTGGGCTGTTGGGAAGAACTCTGTTTCGAAGCGCCCAGGCGTTGTGAAATTCTGTACGATAGCCGGAGGGAACCCCATCGACGGACTCGGCGCCTTCTATAACGGAGCAACGAAGAAGTTGATAGCTATGTGCGGAGGCGCTTTGTACGATGTGACGTCGGGTTCCGCAGTGGCTCTCTCGGCGGCTCCGTTGTCTTGCGGTTCATTCTCAGCCGGGTATAGGACGGACTTCTGCCAAGCGGGGGGTTCTCTTTTCGTCGCGAATGGACGGCAAAACATACGGAAAATTGACTCAAGCTACACGGTAAGAGACGTCACCGGTTCTGTAGCCGCTCAGTTTATGATTTTCTATAAGTCGTGTCTCTGGGCGACTGGGAATCTCTCCGCCGGGAATGAAACGAGACTTTACCGATCAGGAAGCGACGCGAATATAGGCAATTTCACATATGATGTGACTGCAAATCCTCTCGCGACGTCGGTGTACCTGTCGCAGTCAGACGGTCAGTATGTCACTGGTTTTTTCAAGCATCAAGATTATCTCTACGTCACTAAGGAGCGTTCTCTTTGGAGGGCAAATGTCGGCACCGATGCGTACCAACTTATCACGAACGAGATGATTGACCCTGCGCGAGGGTGTGATTCTCATCACTCCATCGACTCTGTGGACAACGATAATTTTATGTTCCAAGAGCAGGGGGTATATGCGACTGGATATGAGCCGAACATCCTCGACCAAATTCGCACAAATATAGTTTCTCTTCGAATTGACCCTGATCTCAAAGCCATTCAGAAATCGCGACTTGATAGTGTGGAGGGAATCTATTATGAAAACCATTACTACCTTTCGTATACGTCAGGCGGAGGAAGTGTGAATGATATTATTAAAGTGTACGACCGGCAGAGACTTGGATGGTGGGAGTTCCAGATCGCCATCGATGGTGTATTCACCGGAGCGTCGTGCTTCTCAGAATTCAAAGATGCTTCCGGAGAAACAAAACTGTATTTCGGCTCTCCCGTTGACGGGTCTATATACTACTTCGACGATACTGTGAAGCAAGACTCGGGGTACGCGATACTAAATAGCTACAAGACCCCGAAACTTTCGTTCGGGAGCTATTCTCAAATGAAGTTCTTCCTAGATGTATCTCTCTATTTCGGGAAGACTCCCGGTCAACCGACGATAAATGTCTACGTTGATGGCTCTCTCGCCGCTACTACGACGGTTATGATCGGAACTCGCGGTACATCTGGGACTGGTATTGAGAAAACCGGAGTTGGCAAAACCGGAGTTGGGGGAGGTTCTCTTCAGGTCGTGGATTCCGGCGGTGGAGATTTCGTAGTGATACCAATCGGACAAAGTGGACGGAACATCCAAGTTGAGATCATTGACGAGGACACCACGGGAACGAAGAAATGGGAACTCAACAGCATAGCGTATAACTTTAAAAAACTTTCTAATCTTTATCAACCAAATACTCTCTCATAACTTATGAACAGACCAAATCATCTCGACAATTTCGGGACAAATCTTACAAGCGGAACGAGTGCGAGCGACACAACGTCTCCCGTTGACTCCGTACCATCAATCGACGCCCCATTCTGGGTGGCGTTTGACGCGACAAACATAAATGGACACTACGAGAGGAAGCTCATCACCTCAAAGACGGCGACTAATATACTGCATTCCGCGCTCGCGTACGACCATACGACCGCAGAAGAAGTTAGAATCGTGAATCCTGCCGAAGAATTTGACGCTATCTACCAGCCACCACAAGGGCACCTCATCAACGGGAAAATAGCAGTGACAGACGCCGCAGGAATTACTGTCGCCATTAAGACTCTCGCAGGGAATGACCCGTCAGAAACTGACCCGGTATTCGTTCGTATCGGCGATACAGTGCATATGCTTACCGCCGCTCTCTCGGTCTCCAAAGCCGATGGGACAAACTGGTGCAACGCCGGAAGCGCGGAACTCGCCACGAAGGAAATCGACTACTTTGTCTATCTTGGCTATAACGCAACCGATGGTGTGGTAATAGGCTTCTCGCGATACCCTGGAGCCAACTCCTATGACGATTTCTCCGCGACTTCGACCAACGAGAAATACTGCGCTATCTCGACTATTACAAACGCTGCTGCCACTGACTACTACGAAGTGATTGGAAGATTTGCCGCGACCCTCTCCGCCGGAGCTGGCTACACCTGGAGCGTTCCTACCTACACCGCGAAGAATCTCATACAGCGACCAATATATGAGACGCGGTGGCTTTCTTGGCTCCCAACATACACTGGTTCGGCTTCTTTGACATTCGGAACTGTAACAACTACCGAAGCAACCTACAAATTAGATTCTAGCAATATGCACTTGAGGATTAGGGCTTTTGGTACAACAGGTGGAACTGCCTCTAATAACATACTAGCTACTACGCCATTCGCTATTGCTAATACGAATCCAGTCGGTTTTGGCGGATGGGTAACAGATACATCGAATATCGCTGGGCTCTGTTTTGTTAATGGTGCTTCTCAACTAGGATTTGCGAAATACGATAGCTCAAACTTTGGATTGGGCGCATCAAGGTCTATAAATACCCAGTGTGTTCTGAGAACAGTCTAACCCCCAAGACCAAACAGTAAAAAATGTAAATAAGTAAATAATTATGGCAAACAAACGAGGAGGACTTTCTAAAAGAGAGTTTGCAGCAAAACAAGCGGGCGGAAAACTGGACTACAAAACAGGGAGGATTTCAATAAGCAAACCAAAAGCCTCGACTCCGACGAAGACTGAAAGCGGAACTTCCGCACTTTCAGGCATCAGGGCTCTCAACGAGAAGTATTCCGGGAAACCGGCAAATTCCTGGTCTCCCGGTGATGTCGCGCTGTTGAGATCGTATCAGAGTAACCAAGACCTCGGAAATCAGGCTGTCGCGTATCAAAATACGCAAAAGGTGAACATTGCACAAACGGTGAAAGATAATGCCGTCGCGAAAAAAAAGAAGAACAGGAAAACAGCCGCGCAGTCACTCTCCCCTACGCAAGAGAACCTCACTAAAATGCAATCGGATCGTGCGAGTGGTGGGAAAATTTCACAGGGAACAATCACTGCACCAAAACCAACGAATGCTTTCTCTAACTTAATGAGCAGTATAGGAAGAATGTGGGCTGGGAATGGCGTTGGGATGGCTTCAAAGAACGCGTTTCTATCAGACCAAGAGAGGCAGGCAAATATCAACGCTGGGCTTGGTATCGGAACAGCCGAAGCGTCTGGTCCGTCCGCTCTTGAGAATTACTTCGAGAAATCGGCTACACCAGACCAGCCGACGGGATACGGACCCGAAGGCGAGATCTACTATAATAACTTCGACCCATCCGTTTCCGGCGGGATGACCTACCGGAGCGATTTCGCGACTCCCGGGACAGATTTTTCGAGACCTGGGAGTGAGGTGGCGTATACTAGAGGGGAATCGCCCATAAGCTATGGAGCGGGAAAAAGAGCAGAAGCAGAGGCATACGGCTCGAAGCAACAGCCAGAGCAGAACAGAAAAACCCCTCGTAAGATAGTCTACGATCAGATTCCGAAGTTCACTCCCCCTACATCTCCACAGGAATCAATCACCCCGCAGTTCACGTCTATTGTTCCAGACTATACGCCAGTCTCTACCGGGCAACCCGGGACACAACGGAGGCTCCTCGGGAACGGTATGCTTTCTAACGGGGTCGCTTCCAACGGGAAGCTCGATCAGAACCTTGACGGTCTTTCGTATGGGTCGGCTCCTTCGGATGAAGACAGTCTTCTCCGGGAGCTTCTCGGTATAAACACGGCACAAGCCGCAGACTTGCCACAGCAGATGGCTTTTGGAAACAAGACCACGCCGATGTCTTCATTCCAGAGCGGTTTTGAATCAGGCGGACTCACGCTTGACCCAGGATATTCTATGCCACAGGTACTCCAGAGAGGTATGCAACAGGAGACACAGGGGACTAACAATGACTATGCACCGAGGCAAATGGCACAAAACCCGGGAGGGTCACAGGGTGGAGGAGTATCGCAACAGTACTCGCAGGGCGCTACCGGAGGGAACACGATGGAAGGGTACTACAATAAGCAAATGAAGAGTCAGAATAAGGCATTTTCAGCGCAGGAGAAGGCTCAAAAGAAAGCGCTCGAGGAACTCTTGAAATCCATCAAAAATCAGTACGGGACACAGCAAACAGAGGGTCTCAATACTTTGAACAAATCAAAACAAGAAGACCTTCTCAAACTCTCCGGACTCTTCAACTTCGCAAATCAAGACCCGAACAGCGAACAAAGAATGCAGTACGAACAAAGAGCAAATAATGATTACTCCAATCAACAGTCCGATTTCTTGGCGAAGTTGGCGGCTTCAATGCAGGGCGATATTTCAAGCGCCAAACAAGGGTATCAAAAAGAAATCTCAAGCCTAGCCTCACAACGGAACGACGCTCGGTCACGGATAGAAGAGCTTATCTTCAAGGCACAACAGGATGAGCTTGAAAGAAACAGTAAAGCGCAAAAGTCCGGAGGAAGTCAGTCTGCCGGGTCGGTAGTATACATTGGGAACGACGAACAAGGGAACCCTGTCTACAGAAACACAAAGACAGGGGCTATGGAGACATACCCTGGCGTGAGGAAGCCAGCGGGGAATCCAGTAGCGACAGGCGACTGGCAAATAGACCCTGACGACGGTCAGATGAAACAGGTATACTTGCAGGATGGTCAACCGGGATTCATATACTGATATGGGGTTCAAGCCTCTCAAACAACAGGTAGCGCCGAAAAGATTCAAACCGATCCAGCAGAGGGAAGCAACTAAGGCTTCCGGATTCAAGCCGGTAACGTCTCTTCCGGGTCTTGCCGTCTCACAGCCGGTGCAACCGCCTCAACAGCCGAAACAAGAGCCACAAAGCCTCTGGAAAAAGGTTGGGAACCAACTTATCAAACCGGTTGCTTCAGCTTCAAATCTCCTTGAAGACACTGGGAAAGGAATAGCCGCTGCTGGGATAGCCGCTCTTACCCCGGCAACATTTGGCGAGGTAGCAAAGAAAATAGGATTCAAACCCATTCAGAATCAGAGGGACGTTTGGAGTGGGAAGAACCAGAGAACCTACTCGACCATAATGAATGAGGTAGCTTCAAAAGAAAGCAACCCCGTCCTTCGTGGGATGCAGAGAACTATAGGATACGGAGCGGACTTCATTCTCGACCCGCTCAACAAGGTGAAGATATTAGAAGCTACTGCAAAAGGCAGAGAAGCGATGAAAACTGGTGGAATGGCTCTATCCGCAGCCGACCAAGCCGCTAAAGGGCAGCGGGCTTTGCTTCAATTTGGTAATACGAACATCTTCCCATCGGTCGGGAATCGCATCTTGGCTCTAGGGACAAAAGCGAATGATGCCATACGAGGAACAAAATACGGTGCTGGAGCGATTGACGCTCTGGCGAATGTATCTACATCAATTCGCCCATCAGGAGTCTCTAGGGGTGAATTTAAGACAATACAGGACACTACACGAGCCTTTAAGAAGTCTTCAGAGTACGCTTCAAGAAAAGCCATCGAAGGAGCCGCAGAAGTAGAGAAACTTTTGAGGAAATCAGGAGCTGATGACGCTACCCGATCCGCTTTGCTTCACGCAGTCGAAAAGGGAGATGTCTCACTCGTTCCACAGGGACTAGAAGAAGCCTTCCAGAAAGCCTTGGAAATCAAGGCAACCAATGAAAAACTCTGGACGGAAGCTGGTGGAGCTACTCTTGAAAACTACGGTCTTCCTCACGTTGCTACTGATGCGGTAAAGGAAGCCCAACCAACGACGAACCTTCGAGGTGGCGGGAAGATTTACTCTCCCGCTACTGGGCAGGACATCCACCGCCAATGGGTGAAGGTAGACGGAGAGGTGAAGAATCTTGCTACGGAAGGAATCAAGTTCAACAA